TGACGTGCTCCCAGCCGCCTCCCCAAGAGGCGATGACGGCGATGGCCGTGGGCTTGTAGCATGGGTGGTTGATATAGGCCGCGAAGCCGTCCTCTCCGCTGCTGACGATGCGGAGCCGGTAGTTGGCCTTGATTTCGGAAATTGGTCTCATAGCACCATCCTCTCAAAAAAGCGATAGATTTTTCCCGTATGTCATCTTCCCATTTTGGCAGGGCGCGTCTCCCTCTTTCTTGTAAAAAGGCCATCCGCTGCAAAGCACGGAGCCGTCGTCCAGCTCTCCGTGCTTCCTGTCGCAGTCGTGGCATGAAGGCGGGCGCGTCCATGTCCGAGGCTTGAAGTGGGAGCAGGCCGTTGTGCCGAGGTATGTCCGGGTCTTCGTCCCGCTGCGTGGGAAGGCGCATATCGCCCCTCGCTTTTCATCAAAGCCAAGCAGCACCCTTCCGTAAAATTTGGTTCCGGGGGTAAGCTCCCAAGGCCCGAAGATGTATCCGTCAAAGTCCCCGAAAAACTCGCATTCTCCGCAGGTGTTCATCTCCCGTTTCCTCTCGGCACTCAAATGAGCCCGTGAAACATGGCGCTCTTGACGTCTATGAAGCTGGTAAGCCCGTGCTTCTGCAGAGCTTTGATTTGCTCCTCCGTCTGGTACTGCGTCTCGTAGTGCCTTTCGATGACCTCGCAATCCTCTATGCGGGCAACGGTGGGGAATGGGTACCCGCACGGGATAAGGCGTCCCGCTTTGTGGTCTACGCCGCAGACCGTCCATGTCTCGCCTGTGGGTCGATGGAGGACAACGTCACTCGGCATGATTATCTGTCTCATGGCTTTTCCTTTCTGCACAGCGAGGGCAGAGGCATCGGCTTCCACCGCCGGAAATTATCCATCCGTCCCTCATTGCCTGCTTTTGAACTTGGATTTTGCTTCCGCTGTCGAGAAAATCCTCGCGGTATGTTGAAGAACACTCGTCACAGTCAATTTCGATGACGACATACTTCTTGACGCTCATGGTCTCCCTCTCAATCAAGCAGCAGCAGAACGCCATTCCGGCCCAGAGGCACCTTGTAGGCCTCAAGCTCCTCCGGGGTGGCATACTTGTGCCCGAAGTGCGCCTTCATGTCGCGCCATACCTCCCAAGGGATGCGGAAGACGTCTCCGTTGCCGAAGCCGGCGACGACGAAGCACATGGCCCCGGCGGCGAGGTGGTCGTCCAGCCGGGCGGCCTGCTCTCGGGTGACGCGGCTCTGCTCCATCTGGGCCGAGTGTGTGTACTTGGCCTCGAAGACGACGGCCCTGCCTCCCTTGAGGGTGCCCTTGTAATCCGGCTGCGCGGCCTTCTCGTAGTACGCGATGAATTTCCCGTTGCCGAGGTCTTTGGTGGGCCGCATGGGCTCTGGCGTCTTCTCGACTACGGCCTCGCCCCTCTGCTCGTAGTAGCGGAGGGAGAGGTCGATGTACTCCTCGAAGTGCTTGCCCTGCGCCCGGCTCACGGCCCCTTGGTACTGCTTCATCGGGTCTTTCTTGTGGGATGTCGGTCTGTGCGTTCTCTGCATGGTCTCTCTCCTTCGTTTGGCTTCTCCGTTGTGTAACCGCCCCGCATGGCGAGCTGGTGCTCCCGCACGAGCTTGTCGATGACGCGCCCGATACTGTTGTAGCCGGCCATATCCGCGAGGTGGCGCAGGTGGTAGTAGCTCTGGGCCGTCACGACGACGGTGATGCGCTTGGTTCCCTTCCTCACAGCGGCTTTCCTCCTTCCTTCCAGTATTCGACGAAGTAGGTGTAGCTTTTGGAGGTTCCGCGCTTCTCCTTGGCCTGCCGGACGGCGTAACCGTTCCGGGCAAGTATCATGACGAGGGTATCGCGGTCTGCGGCTGAAACACAGTCGATTTTCCTTCGCTCATCCACTGTTGTCGCCTCCTATCATGCCGGGCGGGTGCTCCCGGAGGATGTCGTCGCCCCAGATAGGCTTGAGGCTGTCCTTCATGAAGACCGCCGCGCCCGCCTCGCGGGCCTTCTTAACAATGGCTTCCACCCATTCCCGCTTCGGCTGCTGCTTCCTGCTTCCGGGGCCCGTCATGGCCCCAATGATTACCCATCCGACGCGCTCGAAGGGGTTTTCGCCGCCGGTGGCCTCGGTGTCGAAGGGCTCCAAAAGGGGCTCGACGCTCACGAAGGTGTTTACCTTGTCCCAAAAGAAGAAAGGCATATCCGGGCCGGTGATGGTGGTTCCGTACCAGAAGTTCGGCTCCGTGGGGAGCTTCCCGGCGCTGGCGAGGTCGCAATACCGCTGCGGGTTCTTGGTGAGGAACAGGTAGGTGTGCCTCGGGGCCCGGCGGCAAGCGTCAAAGACCTGCTCTATCCAGTCGTCCGGCACCCAGCGCCCGAACAGGTCTGCCATGCTGCCGACGAAGATGGCGGCGGGGGTGAGGCGCTTCTCCGGGTATGTGAGCGTGTACTTGTGGAGCGTAGGGGCGAAGTTCTTGGGGTAAGGCGTCGAGCGCCGGTAATTTCCCTGCCAGTCCTTGAGCTCCGTGGGCTTCTCGACGACGTAGCAGTCCACTCCTTCGTTGATAAACGCCGTGATGCCGCTCTCATCTGGGAATTCGTCAATCTTGGGGCCGAACCGCGTTGCGATGCGCCGGGCGTAGCAGTAGGGGCAATCGTGCCGGCAGCCGGTGACAGGGTTCCATGTGTGGCTGCACCACTCAATTTTCGTCTTGTGGATGTTCATGCTGGGCCTCCTTCGCTGTTTCCGGGAAGTGCGCCGCCTGCCCGACGTACTGCCGGGCAAAGGCGCTGACGTACTGGCGGCGTTCCTCCTCGGAGGTAAAGGCTGCGGGTATTTTCTCGCGGGTGAAGCTGTCCATGAACCGTTTTGCCCGCTTCTTCAAAATTCGCCTGTTCATAAGGCGTCCTTGACGATGTCCGCAAGGTGTTCGAGCTTCTCCGTCTCCGCGTCTTCGTTTTTGCCGAAGATGACGGCGAGCTGGTTGAGCATGATGGACACGTCGGCCCGCTCCTCCGCGATGCTCTCGACAATGTCGTCGTAGTCCCCTTGGTTAAAGTCTTCGTGCCGGATGTACTTGAGGAGGGCCTTGGTGAGCTCGCTCATCTCCTCGATGGCGACGAGGATTTGGGCCCGCTCGCCGAACTTCTGCACCGCCGCCTTATAGAGCTCCTCCTCGCTCACCTCAATGGTGCTTTCGTCGTCCCCGTCCAGAGATACCGAGATGTCGGATTTCAGATACAAAGCCGGGCGGACGCCGTAGTAGCCGAAGTACGCGTAGTAGCTGCTGAGCGACCCGACCGAGATCACGCCGCGGACGTGGGAGGGGTAGCCTGCCCGCTCGGTGGAGTACGGCGTCGCCAGCCACCACCAGCCTTCGTCGCCGAGGGGCGGGAGGATGTCGCGGTGCTGCCGATATTCCTCCTCGGTGAGCAGGCCCACCTTCGTCTTGACGTTCCCGTAGTCCTTGAGGCCGTCGTTGCTGGTGAGGTCGATGAACTGTTCCGCGACGGCTCCTTCTCCGAAGGCGTCCTCGAGCCTCTCGAGGAATTCCCCGTTGAGGTAGTCGAGCAGGGTGCTGACGCCGAGGTCGTTGCGGTTCTTCTCATCGAAGGCCCGGCGCTCGACAATGCCGGTGGAAACGATGTGTGTGACGATGGGTAGCCCTTGGCTGCTGTTGGTGTGGCCCAGCACGAGCCATTGGATGCCCGCGCCGAAGAAGGTCTGGCCGCGTTTGAGGGTTTTGAGCTTCGCATTCATTTCGTGTTACCTCCCGTTTTTGGTTTCTTGGTTTCCGGCTCGGCGACGCAGTTGCACCGCTCTGGCCCGTTGAGGCAGGGGTTCTTGCAGTTGCCGTTCCGCTTGTAGCCGCAGTCGGCGCAGCAGAAATTCCCGTGCCGCCTATCGCAGTTGAAGATTTTGCACATTCTCGGGTTGGTCTTGCTCATACAGCCGCCTCCCCGCAGGGGTCTGGTAGGCTCCAATCCCACGTCGCCCCGGTTTTCTCGTAGGTCTTGCGGAAATGGTTCCGAAGGCCGTCCCCCTCGAAGAAGAAGTAGTCCTCCGGGAGGGTTCTCCCGACACCTTCTGCGCCGCGCTGCTCTGCCTGCCACCTCTCGAGGACGTCTCTGGCGAGCGCCTCGAGCTCCGGCGTGACCGGCGAGCTCTCGTAGTAGGCAAACTGCCACGGCGTAGTGAGCACCTCCGCGAGGGTCTCCCCGTATGTACCAGCGTCCAGCCGGTTGAGGGCGCACCATGCGACGGCTGCTTTCTCTGCGTCGCTGGGGACACCTCTGGCCTCCGCCCAGATGGTCTTCGCCAGCATTTCGACGTCCCTCTCGGTGTAGAGGGGCTCCGGCGTGACCGCAGGAGGCGCCACAGAGGACACAGGAGGGCTTGTGACGTTGGGGCGGTATGTTTCCCCCTCCGGGGCGGCAGAGGACAGCCCGGAGACGTCAAGGCCCGCAGAGGAGTACTCTGGCAGGGTGAGCAATCCTGCCGAAAACACAATCGCCACCAGCAGCATAGCCAGTGTGACCGCGTCCTTCACCTTGCTCATTCGTAATCATCCCTTTCGTAGCGGGCCTCAAGAGCCCTTCTTTCTCGCTCCTCGAGGAGCTTCGCTTCCGCGTCCTCTCCGCCGACCAGGGCGAGGAGGTCTCTGGGCTCCGCAAGTCGCCGGTAAAGAGCCTGCCGCTCCTCGTACCGCCGGTTCACTCCCTCGATGAGGCTGCGGGTTCCGTCGTCGAGCCCGGCGCTGACCGCCTCGATTTTCTGGCGGAGGCTTCCGGGTAGCATCGCCTTCCGGCGCTGCCGTTCGACCTTGTCTTCGTATGCCTGCATGAACGCCACTCTGTCGAGGCCCGCCTTTGCGGCGTGGCCCCGTGCGTATGCGACGTGCATGGCGTAAAGCTGCCCGTATCCGATGCTGTCCACCGCCTCGGCAATAGTCCTCGGGAGGGCCCGGTAGATGTCCCCGTGGTTGTACTCTCCCTCGGTGTCGAGGTACTTGGAGACGACCTCCCACGCTTCGTCCGGCGGTATGATGTCCGGGTGGGCGATGCGTGTCATAATCTCGCGTATCTCCGCGATGGACGGCGGCCACTTCGACGTGCTGATATGCTCCTTGACCGCAAGGGCAACGAGCCCGGCGTCGTCCTCGGAAAACATATCGGCCCAGATGGCTACCATCGAGCGGATGTGCTTTTCGTCCCGGAACTTGTCGAAGTTTGGGTAGGCCGTCGTGATAATTCCGATGACCTTGATGGTCTCCTCCCGCGTCAATATCCGTCGCCTCCTTCTTCGCCGAGCATGGCCTCAAGGACGCCGAGGGTGTCCGGCCTGCCGCCGGGCCC